TGACTCAACGACAAAGCGTTTTTCAGTACGGTTCGTCTTAGATAGTATTTAGAAAATATTTGTACCGAGCCATTCTCACCATCTAGTGTATGTGCTCGTTTTAGTTTAGAATTGGCCAGAGAAAAATCTGATCGCAATTCGTGTAAGACGAATTGTAGTTGGCAAGAGAAAGATCTCCATGTTTTTGAAGGATCATACTTTCCTGAGAATTCAATTAGATTGTCAAACCTAGAACGGGTTTCTTTGATGGTGCTCCAAGAAGCAATTCCCTGATCTGTGCTTTCAATTGATTTATATAGTTCAAACCCGCTCGAACTCTGGAGATTACCAGTTATTCCTGCTGCTTGAACTAACGTATAACCATTATCTATGAAAAATTTAATACACTGGCTTCTTCGTTCTGTGATTTCTCCTAATTGGTTTTCGTCATTTGCTAATGGTTCTACCAGGAAATTGACTTGTCTTTCTTGATAATAGTCGAAAGAATAATCCTCTTGTTTTAATTTGATTTGTGAAGAGGTTGGTACCTCAATATGTGGCATCGATCCAAGAACAAGAGGAATCTGTGAAGATTTCCCGTCCATAAAAATACCAAACACAAAAGACCCCGCGGACACTTGCGGAATTCTACCAACACCAGAAACACCACCTTCCGTGGGTGGAATCAACACTTGAGCCCAAGGCAAATCTGATTCTAGGATGTCGCCTGTGTATGGAGTATGTACACCATAAATCCTGACGCGTACTCTACCTTCTAGACCTGGAGGTGGAGTAGAATTAACGACAACCGCGACAAACCAACGGGTCTCGTCTCCATAATATTCTTTCGGTATTGCTCTCATAATATCTACAATTGATTCTTATTGATTGTTTTGTTTATTCTAGTGATGTCGACAGAAACATCATGTCGAGTATCGCGGAAAGTGTGCCTTGCTCGATATACTAGATAATTACCGGAGGTATTTGGGTCGTATTGAGCTTGATCGTCTCCAGAGTTTCTAGTGTTGGTGTTTAAGAAATTGATCCTAACAATATCACCAACAGTTGCTCTGGAAATCATAAACGCTGTTCCAGGAAGTATAACATTCACCTTGTTCTTATATAACACAGAACGCAGCATCATATTACGAGCCTTTAACTCAAACTCGCCTGCAGTAAACCCATCGTGGTAACTATTAAAACTGTCGTATGTGCCCGAAGAAGATATCTGGTGAAAGAATAGAGAGTTGTAATCGTCTACCATAACATCGTCGAACTTTTGTCGTTCGTCGAATATCAAATGCTCAGTGTCTGATTTCAAGGTATCGTTGCTTTTCATATCTCGAATAATATGCTTCGAAGATACATGACTTCTATATGATGTACCTGTTCCTACGTCTGTATTAGTAAAGTAACAACCAATACCGCCTTCTTCAATCTGGGTAAGGGTGTCTTGTAGCATTTCTGCTTTATATGCTAGGATTTGGGTGGCCTTTGATACTTCGTCTAAAACCCCAGCGGATGCAGTTGCTGCTTGCGAATATGTATAAGGAACAGTTTCATTAAACGCGGGTTGTAATAGCATTTTGTCTAGATCACCCAATCTGAGGTTCTCGTCGTGTATTGACGCATAAAGAAATAATGGCGATCCGTTTGCTGTTGTTGCTCGGTCTCGTAACCACTCGCACGCTTCGAGAGGCGTCATGTATGGTATTATAACCTTTCTTACGCCTTGAGCTGTTGTATTGTTTGTTAGATAAGAAATATCGACTGATTTTGATAGTTCACTATTTAAAATCTGAGTAATTGTTTTTTCGATCGAAGAAGTATAAGCTCTACTGAATGGCTTGAGACTATTGAGAAAGAAATGTGGTTCGACCAAATAAATCATTAATGTTTCTGATGTGTCGTTGGGTCTCGAAGACTTGACGATCTTACTCATCACGAATCTTTTTTGATTGAGAATCGGGGGAGAATCAGCAGTTACAGAAGATATAGTTATTGTTAGATATTCAGTTCCTCTAAAATTCATCTTGTTGAATATCGCGGCATCGTCAGTGATGATAACACTTCCCGTCAAATAGGGAGACTCGAGGCTTTCGAATAAAGTGAGTTCGAATATTCGATTGCTTACATCAATTTCTTCATCACCTAATCGGTCTGCGCTGATGAATGCTTCCTCGAGTTTGTATTGCTGATTAACAGTACTCATTATGTTTAGCCCTTAACTGCTTTATTGAACTCACTTACAATTTTACTTACTATTTTTTTATTGAATATTTTAATTTCTCTGGTAGTGTCAATCGCACTCAGCATTCTTTGTTGATTCGTAATTGGAATCAAGCCAACAATAGGAGAAGAAACTCCTTCGCTGTCTTTGTATGTGCGAGTAAATGGATCAATATCAACATATTCGCCAGCAGAATTTTCGTAGTGATGTGGCGCGAGATATTGTAATTGTTTTGCCACAAGTTCTTCGCCTTCGATAGTATACTGCAAAACAAACCCTTGGTTGTCAATCGCGCTATAATATAATTTTGTGGCAGATAACATAAAATTATCGGCTTCTGTTTGAGTTATCCCATCAAGTTCCGGTTCAAGCACAATCTGTCCAAGATCGATATTTTTTTCTTCTATATGAGCTTGGATCGACTCCCCAGCATCATTAAACACCGTTACCTCTTGCCCAACAGGAAAGGTTCCGGCCAATTGAGATTGCAACGTATTGTTTACTTTAACCTTTTTGACAGTAAACGTCCAATGAGGGTACAATTCTTTAATATATTCATAGCTTCTGTGCACAGTTAGCGGCCAACCGCTTTCTCTTAAAGAAGTGTTTAACAAGAAAAATGTCCAATAGTAGTCGACAGTCCCGTAAAGTTTATATGATAAAGTGTCTGGGCGATCTCCATCAAGGATAGTATACTTCGTGTAGTAGGTAGCGTTATCTGCGATTTGATCAATATGATCGACGTATACGCTCATGTTCTCAAAGTAAACCTTTGATTGATCGTCATCGCCGAATCTGTATTTGATTATTGGAAAATCATTAAAAAACCCCATAATTAATATCCTTTTTCTATGTCTTCTCTGACAAGAGTCTTTGATTCAATAAAGGTCAGAGAGATTTCAACTTCAGTAAAGTTACCGTCAGCGTGCATTGCAGCGCCATTAGGATTATATGTAACACTCACATCTCTCAGATAAGAATCGAGGAACTGTGTGGCAACAGGTTTATCATCGTACGTCATAGTAATTTCAAATAAATTCGGCAGTATGTAACCGATAGAAATTTCTGCGTCGCCGATATTTCCAGGAATATTAGAAGGGTATAGTTCAGAACGAAATAGAGTGATAATTTTTTTAATTTCTTCTGCTTCTTCTTTCGATGTCGCGACCAGTCTAAATGTGAACGGCATTTCTCGTAAAGCAACTGACTGGAATAATGACCTTGTGTTCGGATTGATAGTTGTTCTTGTGTTCATGCGAACTGCGCCACCAACTTGATCACCGAATTTAGAAGCCGCTCTAGAAGCAGCTAGACCAGCAAGAGGCGTGTCGAACGAAGAGCTGCTGAATGAGTCAATAAAAGAATTAATTCCTTCTGCCATTCCAGAAACAGCAGAACCAAGTGCGCTGCCACCAGCTTTCATACCAGCATCAACACCAGCGCCGATTGTTCCGAGATTTAGGTTTTCATATTGAACTGCGTCCCGGATAGTAATTTGTTGTGGCATATACAAACTAACTTGACCACCGTATTTCTTTACTTTGTTTGGGTTTTCCCACGTGGTATTAGTAACTTTCTTTTTAAGTTTTTCCTTACTGATTCTAGCTTGTTCGATTTCTGCTTCTTTTTGTTCTGGTGTTTGATCCTCAGTGGGTTCCTCAGTAGAAGCGTTCCTCTTGTCGTTGGTGGTTGCATCTTCTTGGTCGGACAACCAATCGAGGTTAGCGAGCGCGCCCGCAGTAAGTCTTTCGACCTCAACCACTTTAAATGTCACCTTTCCTTTATAGTCGTCTCGGTTTCTAAGCGGAAATGTGTAACTTCCTTTTGATACGTCTTTTTGTGACGTTACTGTCTCACTTGGTTTTGAATCAGCCATTAACGTTCTCTTAATAAATATAAATTACTAAATCTATTTATAGAGTTACCATGAAGACATATCAGGGAATATACAAAGTAAAGAACAAAGAGAAATACAAAGGCGATCCGGACAAGGTGGTCTATAGAAGTGGCTGGGAAAAATATTGTATGTTATATTTTGATAAATCACCAGAAGTGATTTCTTGGTCAAGCGAGGAAATCGTCATACCTTACTTATATGAAGCGGACCACCGACATCATAGATACTTCCCAGACTTCGTCGTCACTTGGAACACAGGAAAGACCAGTTTGATTGAAGTGAAGCCAGACAAAGAGACTAAGCCGCCTGCAGGCACTCGTAAAACGAAGAAGCTAATTACTGAAGCGTTGACATATGTTAAGAATAGGAATAAGTGGGAAGCCGCGACAGAATACTGCAAGGATAAAGGGTGGCGATTCGAGATTTGGACCGAAATTGAATTGCGTTTGATGGGTATTCTTCCCAAACAACCGAAGCCAATGAAGAAACTCAAACCCATGGCTCCATACAAGAAAAGAAAAGCTAAAAAATCATTATAAATAAAGTCATATGGCGGGTATCGTATAATGGTTATTACCAGACGTTGCCAACGTTTAAATGGCAGTTCGAATCTGCCTACCCGCTCCAATTTACTGGTAATCATTATAAATAACCTGCATGTCTAATCTGTTTAAAACTTTAGAATTAGCCGCCTTTCGAAACGGCATCAATCCCCGTACAGCACAATCACGTGAATGGTTCCGAAAGAAAGCTCAGAAGATGCGCAGAATCAACCGAGAAGCGTTGATGAAGGAGGAGGAACTAAAAAGAACGAACAGCGAAATCGTCGGTCATATGTACTATTTTTTTTATGACCCTAAAACAAAAGATAAGCTACCCTATTACGATAAGTTCCCATTGGTTATTGTTGTTGGGCCTGCAGAGGGTGGGTTTTATGGTTTGAACCTACATTACTTACCACCGACTCTGCGCGCTAAGTTCTTAGACGCTCTGTTAGACATAACAAACAACAAAAAGTATAATGAAACTACGAAATTTAAAATGTCTTATTCTCTTTTGAAAAGAACAGCAAAGCTAAAATATTTTGCGCCTTGCTTCAAGCATTACTTGACTGCCCATGTCAAAGGGCAGTTCTCGAAGGTAAGCGCGCCAGAATATGAGATAGCAGTTTTCTTGCCCACAGCTGACTGGGCAAAAGGTAGCGCCAATAAGGTATACGCAGATTCAAGGAAAATGATATAGTGACGTTTAAAATAGAAGATTTTCAAGCTACTGTTGCGCGGGGACAAGGTTTAGCGCTAACCAATATGTATAGAGTATCATTGCCTATTATTAATGAAGGTGGTGGTGAAACTGCCAGCGCGATGAATTTATTGTGTAAAGCTACAGCGTTACCTGGAAAGACGATGATGACGACGCAGAGGCAGATTGGCATCAATAAAGAAAATATCGCCAACGGTTACGCTATCGAAGATGTCAATATGGCATTCTACGTGTTAAACGATATGAACGTGCGAAAATATTTTGAAGAATGGATCGAAAGCGCAGTAAGCCAAGAAACATATGAGATCGGTTATTATAACGAGTATGTGCGAGACATCAAAATTGATGTGTTCAGAAAAGGTAAATCGTTTCCTTTGTACAATAAACAATTGACTGCTCTTCGTAAAATACCGAGCGCAATTAGAAATGTTTTACCGAAGATTGGGCCGATCAATCTAAGGGACGCCGAAATAGATCTGGATATCGTGACGCCAGACGAATTGATATACACTTGTTCTCTAATAGAAGCGTATCCTGTTGCAATGAGTGCAATTAATCTAACAGGAGAACAAAATGAATTAATGGAAGTGAATGTAACTTTTACTTACCGAAACTGGAAAGGTGAATTTTATGACACCAGTAAGTACAAGCCCGAAATCGTGGCTAACTAAGCCAATATATAATTTATCGAAATGAACCCTTGGAGATCAATATAATGTCATTACCACAGTTAAACAGTAGTCCGAAATATAGTTTACGGATTCCTTCTTCTGGAAAAGAAATAAAGTTTAGGCCGTATCTCGTCCGAGAGGAAAAGGTCTTATTAATGGCGCTCGAAACAAAGGACGTGAAGTCTGCGTTAAATGCTGTCGTCGATACCATTATTTCTTGTGTGGATGAAACAATTCGACCAAACGATTTGACAACGTTTGATGTAGAATATATGTTTACGCAAATTCGAGCAAAATCTTCTGGTGAGAACAGCACGATCTTAGTCGGATGCACGAGCTGTGAACATAAAAACAAGGTTAACATTCCTCTAGACGAGTTGGCGGTTGACGTTCCTCTGGTCGATCGACGAATCAAATTAGGTAATGATATTTCTATAGAACTCAAGTATCCATCATATTCTAAAATCATTCAGTACGATTTAGAAGACGCAGATAAAGCTTCGACAGCGTTTGATTTAGCGGGTAGCTGTATCGATAGCATCATTCATGGAGAAGAAAGAATTGACGCAGCAGACGTGTCAACAGAACAGTTATCGAATTTCTTAGACTCGATGACGACACAACAGTTTCAAGGCATAGCCGAGTTCATCTCAACTATACCAAAGTTGCAACACAATGTTGCCTTCGCGTGCGAAAGTTGCCAGAAAGACAACTTGATTACATTGGAGGGAATGCAGAATTTTTTCTAATATGCCTCTCTCATGATAGTTTGGTGAATCATTACAGAACAAACTTTGAGTTGATGAAGAGTCACCACTATTCACTAACGGAGTTGGAAATGATGATGCCTTGGGAGAGGGAAATTTATATTACGTTATTGATTGAAAGAGTGAAGGAAGAAAATCAGCTAAGAGAACAAAAGAGAACATAAATGGTAGACACAACAGGACAATCATCCGAGCCGTCAATAGAACTGGATAGTTCTAGGTTCGAAGGAATTTTGGCTGCGCTCAGACAGGGTGCAGAGGAAGCCTTTGCTCCGGTGGCAGGGGATGTTGTCCAGTATGTTAACGCCAAAGGCGAAACCAAATCAGGAGAAGTTATTCAAGCTAGTTCAGAAATGAATCCTGGTACAAAGGGGCAAGCTCAGGTGCAGCTCAAATCCACAGAGGGTGGCGCGGTATTCGCTCTTGACGAATCTAGGTTATCTGCGCCGGAAATGAGCGTGGAAGCAGCCAGCGAAGAACTTCTAGCCATAGTA